TGTAATACGGATCGTTGTCCATTGTATAAAATAAAGCTTTATCTTTTAAGCTTATCGTTAATGTTTTGGAAAACTTCGGGTGTATTTCGCTTTTTGTTCGCAAAATTTTTGAGCATGTTACTCAAGCTATTATATACAACACCTCTTCTCAAAGGGTTCATTCTCGCCTTCGATTTGGTTCTGGATTTTGGTTTTGGTGAATTTGGGAACTTATTATTCGTATTATTTTGTAACTTTTTAGATTTGTTATTACGCACTGGGAAGTTCATTTGATATATATTTAGATTTTAAATCGTTGGTATATATTCCCACTTTAAAACGTCGCATATCTTTTTCCATATAACATCCTGTTGGTATAACTTTTCCTTTGATTTTAAAAGTGGAAAGTATTTTAAGTATTTATCTTCACTCAAAAGTTCGCAAAACTTATACAAAACATACGAGTAACTCAAAAAGTTTTTACGTTCACTCGGACAATTATCATCGAACGGTTTTTGGATATCCTTGAACATTATACGCAAACGTTCTTCAAGTTCTTGTGGCATGGATGGTGGTTTTACACCACTTATGATATTAGTAATATAAGGAACGTGTTCGTAATACTTATTAAGTTTTAGTTTCTTGAGTAACCCACGAACGCGCGCATGTGTAATTTCATCTAAAACTTTCACTTTCATCTTTTTGAGTTCGTTACGTAGTTGTTCTATCACATCAGGTGGGATATTTGTCGTTTCCTGTGCCTGAAATTGCGATAACCACTCGTTAAAGTGATTTTCACGCTTATACGAGTAATTAACTATCTTTTCAGAAGTTTCTTGTTCTTCTCTATACGTGAGTTCTTCGCTTATAAGGGTTGCTAAAATCATGCCACAGTTATCGCATACAAGGTCACTTGTATCTGTAAAATGAAACACATTACTTTCGGGGCATTTTGGACATACTTCGCGTTTCTTTTCTATAGGTCTATCTATGTTATTTGCCTTTTCTACGTCTATAAGGTAGTCATTAAATATATCTTTCCTTTGGAGTCCCGATGTTTCTTTACAGTTAAAAATGTTATTGGTACTCACCTCTTTTTTAAGTTCATCAGTATATAATTCTAGATAAGGCATACATTGTATAATGTACTGCGACATCTCATATTCATACTTTGATTTATTAACGGGGTCCTCTCGAATAGACTTTTCCCACGTTTCAATCTTATTTGTATATCTACTTAAAAAATTACCTTCCATATATATTAATTAAATATAATGCTAGGTAATCTTTTAACTACCGTTATACTATGGGTTTATGACACAATACAGTCATTATTTTCAACACCGGATTATAGAATTACGGATACGTCCCTAGAATATTTTTTAGATACATCAAAAACACCAATACCAGAAGAACTCGATGACTTTTGGTATGAAGAGAGTGATGTATGGGACGATGAAACCGAAAGTGTTTTTAAAACGTTAAACTCTATAGAATATAAAAATACGAAAATTCCGGAAAATGTTACTAAAACAGCGGTTCGTGTTAAATATTGGTATAATAATACAATTTACAAATATTTAACGTATAACATGGATCACCCATGGCCGCCTCCACGTAAAAGTGGTATTGTGTTTAACATACCAATCGTTTCAGCTGTTTTGCTCGATTCGGATGATAAACCGATTAAGGATATTTTAAATAAGATTAAACGATATGCAGGTCCACGTAAAGATTTTCATAACGAAAAGGTTAAAATAAGTGATATGCTATATTATGATATAGATACACTTAAAAATAATTTTCCAAAAATAAAATTAACAAGTGCAATTGGTGGGACTAAAGTCGTAAGCACTGTAGACGGGTATATTACTGATCTTCAGGTACCTTAGTTGCCAAGTAAAATTTCAATTCACCCAAATTAGCGACATTATATTTTAATATCAAAAATCTATTCTGTTCTTCTTGCATAATCTGTACTGTAGAACACATACTCGTTGCTTTTGTAAATATATTCATGTATCGAAGGGAATATTCACCAGAAATCTTAGGACTTTCTTCTATACATTCAATATTCGTTTCTTGATTTGCAAAATCACCCATACATTGTAATTTCAAGTGTGTACCTTCTCGTGTTATTTCTATGATATTACCAATATTATGCATATCTCTACATATTCTCTGAAAATCCATAGAAGCCATTGGTGTGATTGTGGTCATGGTCATGTCAGGTACCTCAATTTGATTTTCATTTATATCAAGTAATTTTAAAGCAAACTTGGTACACGTTTTTTTAGTTTCATTATGAATTTCTATATTCATAAATTCTTTACAGTTTATACTTATTACGAGAACGTCATTATTTGTTATCGATTTAAGAAGTTTAAATGTATTCGCGACGTTTATACCCGCAATTATATCAGTTTCACACACGTATTCTTCGAAATTGTCCGATGAGAGATACATGTCAACCAATGATGTACGAGCTGTATCGAGAGTTACTATGTATATACCATCGGGTTTAAAATATATATTTACATCGTTTAGTATGTCTTTGAGTACTTCAAAGGTTGATTTTATGGCACTCGCCTGAATTGTTGCCAATTTCATATCTAAAACATATTTGTTTTAATTCTTTATATTCTTATTATATGCATCTGATACACTCTGATTAATCTTATCTTCGAGTTCTTTTGTCATGGCTGGCTGTAAAGATCTACCATAATCATCTAAATCATAAAGTTCACCCGAACCTTCACCATCTAATGATGTAGATGCGCACCCCCCAAAGTTACACATTTCTAATTCCTGTACAGGTAAAAGTGATTCTAACCAGTTTCGTATTTCGTTACCAACTAAAAGTTTACCATTCTTAGTCAGCATTGTTGGAACACGTGTAATTTTACTTTTGAATTGGGGTGGTATTCCTAATTTATTAATATTATGATATTTAACAATTTGTTTGAGTTGTTGATGTTTATTAATATAATCAATTATATCCAAACTATGATTACACTGTGGACTATAAATTAAAAGGGACATATCTTAAAATATATAGTTTTCTTTTTTTTAAGTAAAAAACACAATATTACTTATTTTTTTATACACAGTATATACAGTAAATAAAATAAAATATTTACACGAAAAATTGATTACCAAAAATATAAAACCTTACCATGAACATGGAACTTATGTAAAAAATAAAATATTTACACGGAAAAGTGATTACCTAAAAAAACTTTTTTTTATTCTATACGAAGTATCTTCTTGAGAATGATGTTTGATTTCAAAAATAAATTTTTCTTTTACTAATCACAAATAAGTGTAAACATTTTATTATTAATAATTATATATTTTACTATATAAAAAAGATATGTTTTCCTCTATGTATAAATGTATAAATATTCCCTGTCTATATTAGGTATTAAATTTTTCTTTTACTAATCACAAATAAGTGTAAACATTTTAAATAATATTATAAATAAAAATAATTATTAATATTAAATAATGAATATCGTATTATTATTACTACTTACTGTACTCATAACCATACTCATGTCCAGGACGGAAATGTTTACTGAACAATTTGGGTTATCCGGATATACTAAACCAAAAGAACCCGTGTTAAACAGTACCGAAACGGATTTAACTGATTATGAAGAATCGGGTGAAGAAACTGAAGTATCAAATGAACTCATGCAAGAAATGGTTCTCGCGACAAACAAAGAAGTTTCTAAAAAAACTGGTCTCTGTACGTATATTATCGAAACATTGGCGATCAAAAAATATATAAATACAAAGATTAAACAGGACGAAATATATAGGTGCATGTTTATGTCTGTTAAACACAAGGGATTTGCGATGGGATTTGCAGTTACATCCGATTTAAGAATTATTGATGGTCGTGCCGTTGTTTTGAATTTAAGAACACAACCTATCGATATTAAACCACCATCAGATCCAAGTATTTATCAACAAACAATAGAGGGTAAAGAGTTTGAAGATTATACAGAAGTTAGACAGAGTGAAATTGATAGAATTAAAAATACGGAATTAATAGACAAGGTTATACACGATCCACAAACCATGTACGGAAAAATTAACATTTAAAAGTCTAAAATAATTATAATGATCAGTATTGATGAAATAACACGTATAGCTGATAAGAGAAATCATTTGAAAAAGGAAACGTATACCAAAATTTACGAACAAATTTCAAAGAAGATACGCCAGTCTGTAGATTTAGGTCATAAATATTTATTCTGTCAAATACCTTCTTTTGTTATGGGTTATCCCCATTTTAATAGGTTAAAAGCGTTACAGTATATAAAACGACAATTTGAGATAGGCGGATTTACAGTTCAGATTATAGGCCAATACGAACTATGTATTTCATGGAAACCGAATAAAAAATCACGAAAAAACGTTCAACACGAAGAGTCAGAAGACACTGAGGATTTCCCTACACTCGTAAACCTCAAGAAGGCAGCAAATAAATACAGGGGAAGTAAATGATGCGTGAGACTTAAAGTTTAAATATGTAAATATACTACAAATATGAGTGACCCTTTAAATATACTCGTTGAGGCAAAACGTGAATACATAGGTCAATTATGTTTACTTATGTGTCCAGTTATGATTGAAACGTATGAAACCATGTATGAAGAAGCATACAAGCTTACAAAAGGTAGAAAGGTACTTGTAATGTACCAGAAACTTTTAAAAGAAGTCCCAAATTGGAGTGATGCTATGTCTAAACAACACACGGATAATATAACAAATAGGTGTGCATGGTTTAATGACTTGTTAGCTGCCGTTTTCGTGAGTTGTGTTAAAATTTTATCCGCGGTTAGATTGAATAAAGATAATAAAAAAATTTCACTGAAACTTCCAACGAATGAAGTTTTCATACAAACGTGTTATAATAATGCAGCTAAAGATTTGTACCAAGACCCATATATTTATCACGAAGCGCAAAATGAGCATACGAGAAATGATAAATTATACGAACGTTTTTGTGCGTGTATCGAAACATCTGTAAAGGAACTCATACCTGTACAACAGATTTTACAAACGTATATGTGTCAATCACAAGAGGGGCAAGATTTGGACGTTGGCGAAGCTGAAGTCGGTGATTCAGAAGATCCCGATCTTATCGACGGTTATGAAGAAGAAACAACAGAGGAACCATTCGAAACACCCTCAGGAGAACCTATTATGGAAGAACATTCCATGGGAGAACAATCAATGGAGACCCCAATGGAGGCCCCAATGGAGGCCCCAATGGAGACCCCAATGGAGACCCCAATGGAACCAGAACAGACTTCACCATTTGATAACGAATTTCGAACTATTAATACGAAACAGTCACAACCACAACCACAACCACAACCATCAGAAGAGGATGAAGGTGTTTTATTTCCAGACGCATCCGAAACTCGTGCAAAAAAAGTTGGTTACTATTAAATGGAGTTTGAAGACTATTTACGAGACCCCGCATGGGCTGGAATAATCGCCGGTTTTATAACCGCAGGATACATACACTTTAAAGCAAAGATTAACAACGAAGGTAAGCTTCCCTTAAGTGCATACACAAAACCAGCTGCACTTACAGCGATTTTAGTATTTTTTATTGTAACTAACGGACTAGGTAAGAAAGAGACCATATCAACGGAACCATTTTAATTTTCTAACTTAAAGATAATATACACATTTACAGTATAATATGACTTCCGTGACCGCATTCAATGATATGATGGGTCAATTTCTTGTGGAATTACACAAGACATTTCCAGAAGAAAAAGGCTTGAAAAAGTGTTTATCGGCTTTCGATTTAATGAAAGTTTCGAATCCACGTTTAGTCGTAGATGGGTTTATGCAGGGCGTTACCCCATATGCCGATAAGATTTCGTCCAAAGATGAATCCTTTTTTATTAAGGAGTCGAAGAATTTAGATTTTATGAAAGGTGTAGATCTCGAAAAACATTGGGGTTCTACTTCCGAAAATACAAAAAACGCAATTTGGCAATATGTTCAGACCTTATACATGCTTGGTACAACTATTAGTTCTATCCCAGAAGACACACTTTCCATGATTGAGACAGTTGCAAAACAATGCGCCGATAAGATGGGTGAAGATGGAACAGAACTCGATGAAGCTGCGTTGATGAAAACCATGCAGGGTATGTTAGGTGGTATGATGAAAAAATAAACTCACTATATATAAATGACATCTTGGTTTGAAGATCCAAAACAATTGGTTCGAGTAGACAAAGTTCACGAATTTTGGCCATCAAAGACACAATCTTCAGCAGACCGTGTTAATGCATCGGCTCGTTTTATTATTTATGCGACGTGTATAATATATCTCATAAGACGTGATCCACGTATCTTTGTTTTGGGTGCAACCGCACTCGGAGTTCTTTATATAATGGAAAAATCAGATATGGTAAAAGACGCTATACGACCAGCAAACGTGTACAATAATGCAGGCAAAGAATGTACTATGCCAACAAAGGAAAATCCTATGGGAAATGTTCTCATGTCGGATTATGTAGATAGACCAGATAGACCCCAATCGTGCCATTATCCATCCGTAAAAACCCCAGTAAATGATTATCTTACAGGTGATATCAAGTACGGACCAGCTCGTTCGCGTTCGACTATGCCAGAATATCAAAGAAATGCATTATCGAGACAATTTGTAAGTATGCCAGACACGTCCATCGGTGGTACACCATATTACGAATTTATTCATGGTAAAAGAGACAATACATGTCGCCAAGACCCAAGATTATGTAACCCAGATGCGAGAGGGGTTCAACTCGAAGCGTTTGCGGGACTTGATCCAAACGGTGATAAAAGAAGTGGTATGCACAGAGGTTCGGGATTAGCTGCCGGACATAGTTCGTAATTTTAAATGATTTAATAATAAAATAGTAGATACTCGATTTCCATAAACAAAATCTCTTGTTATAATAAATGGCGTATCAACTCCAACCAGGAATGAAAGTGGTTCAAGATCATGCAGTTCCACCTGTTTGTGCAACCGAAGAAGTTTTTGTATATCCTCAGCCCAGTACCCTTAACTATGGGTCAAGTAGACCAAATACCATGTTATATGGAACTGCCCCATATATGGCGGGTAAAGGTTCCCCAGCACAGCATATCGAAACATCCGATCAACTTAGACCACAAAGTACATCTCGTTTTAATAAAGTTTTAGCGAAGACTTACGAAAGAAACTTCCATCCACTCCAAAATGTCGAATGTAAGTTACCACTTAGAACACAATCTTATGAACCATCCAGTACCAGAGCTGACACCCAAAATGGATTATTTCAGCAAAGATACCTCAATAAAAATCTCGCTAAGAATTAAGAATGGCAGATCCTATATCTATAATGGCTATAGCCGGTTTAGTTTATGCCGGTAGAAAATTAAGTCAACCAGACGAAAAATACACAGTAGAAGGAAATCCAATAGAGGAACAGGAAGTAGTTTCCGACTTCTCTAATATGGAGGTTACTCAACAAACAGACTATTTAGGTCCATTGTCACCATTAGTAGAACCATCTTATAATTCAAAACAGGAAACGGATTCATTTGCTGAAATTGCACCACAACAACGATCTTCGGGCGGTGAAGTATTGTCGATGAGAAATCGTATGTACGACGCAGGACGAATGAACAATCTTTCGCCAATTGAAAAGCAGCTTGTTGGTCCAGGTTTGGGTGTTGGGCCAGAAGTACCTGCTTTTGGTGGAAACCAACAATTGTTTCGTGTTAATCCAGAGAACGTTGGTGCGTATCGCTTAACAACTTTACCCGGTAGGTCAGGTCCAGCGTTTGATGCGAAGGGTGGTAGACGTGGTGTTGTTGGTGAAGTTTCACAAAATAGACCAGAAAAGACTGCGTTTTTGTGTGGTCGTCTTCCTCCTGTAGCAGGTAGAGCACAGGGTATGACTGGTAGAACACCAAGAGCGGAACACGAACGTACAAAGCGAACAACAAATAGATCCGAAACGGGTTCGAGAACTGATACATTAAATTACGCATCCGCGAAGAGAACAGTTTCTGCACTTACACGGGCTCAAGAACCAACCCGAAACAAAGCTGATGGTACTATTGAACAGTATCAGTATAATAATCAGCCAGCCCCAGGTATATCAAGTTTCGTAGGTGGATACCTGAATACTCCGGCAACTAAGATCGGTGAAAAGAGAACATATGGTTCTACATACACAGCCGAAGAACTTACAAAATACGGTTTCAGACCAGACGATCGTCGTGGTAAACCAAGTAGAGCAGCGGGTCCAGGGCGAATGAATGTTCGCGCTGATGCACTTAACCAAGGGGGTATGGTTACAAGTGTTCGTTCCGATACAACAAGAGTTGATGGTAGAGTAAATGCAGCGAATGGTGCTTGGACACAACAGTATAGAAATAACGATTATCACAAATTCAATGCTTTTAAAGGTCACGAAAATCCAAATGCTACGAATATGAGTTTGGATACAGCTAGAAGACAGCTTGCAAGTAACCCATTAGTTCATAGTCTTTCTTAATTTTACATAAAAAAATGTGATTTACACTCATTAAAATAATGCTCCTATATTTTAATGAAGGTACATACCTTAGATATAGACAGTGGTGAACGAGACCCAGTTTTGTACCCAAATGTAGCTGATTATGTTGTACATCTAAAAACTCCTATTTATGACGTGAGTAAAATTTCACTTATATCAGCACGTATACATAATAGTCAGTTCCTTATAAATGATCATAACAATACGTTCACAATAAACTCCTCATCCTCTAACTATGATATAACACTACCAAACGGAAATTACAATGGTGTGGATCTAGCTTCTAATGTTGTTGTTAATTCAAATGGTAGATTAACATCTTCATCTTTTGATAAAGATACAAATGCTATAACGTTTGAAGGTCCAAATCAATTTAGTTTTGATTTCTATAACGGTACAAATGGGTATAAATCACGTGTCATTGGTAAAACAACGCCACACGATATATTAGGTACAAGTGCCGCTAACGTATTCTCTACATCTTCTTCTCCTTATAAATTTTATACCGGTAGCGTTAATTTACAGGGACCTGATGCAATTATTGTTAAATTGAGTAGTGGTTCCGATGAATTTAATAAAACCGTATTTGCTGAAACACCTTTTTATACAGGACGTATACTTCTATGTGGGGATGTGATTAATTTTTCGGGTGTTGACGATACGGTTGAACATAATTTTGATTCCGGATCACAAAAAACGATATCGAGTTTACGTGTTCAGTTTTATTACAGTAGTAATAACCGATTAATACCATATGAGTTTAGAAATGCGAATCATATACTTAAACTCGCAGTGACGTGTTCTACTGATAAACTTGAGAATATTGCTAAAGTGGAACGAGAATTTTCTCTTCCACCACCTATGAGTATCCCCGAATTAGAGGAGGACACGCGTAGATGGGATGCGTTTATATCTATATTTATGGTAATTGCAACCGGTTTATTTTTATTATTGGTTATGCGTAAGCCTAAACTTATCGAGTAACCGCGAAGATTGGTTGCGCTGGCTTCGTGACCTTAGTGGATACACGAGAGATACCAACGTAGACCAAGATGGACAAGAGCGTTGTGAACAAGGCAGTAAGTGTGTAGTTCATACCACCGTTCTTGTTAACCTTAACAACTTGGTTAACCAACCATCTCACCAAGTCCATCCACGAGAGGGCGGCGGCAAAGGAGAAGCCCGCAACAACGGCGTTGAGGGATTGCGACTCGAGTTCACGAGCGACGAGCGTAACAGTTTCAGCGACAGCGGCAGTAGACATTTTTTATATACATTATCCTGAGATTTTAATCGGGGAGTAAATCTTCTTCGACTAATATTTTTTTATAGTGTTTAGGTTTCATATATCCTTTTAACATACCTATATTTACACGATCTATACCAGAACTAGAATCAGATTCCGAATCGGTTTCGATATCAGAATCACTTTCGGTATCAGAACTATCATCACGTAATTTAAAATATTTAGAAGTCGTCACATACCCCTCAGGTTCTGATGTGTTCATTACTATCTATAGCATTTTTTAACATTAATTCTGACGGATTTTTTGGTTGCCACACATTCCAATTATCGTACGCCATATTCATTTTGACGAACTTATATTCACGTCCTGAATACCGCGTAAAAGGAATTTCTTCTTCTTCAATTTCAATATCGTCTTCATCTTCATCTGAAGATTCTTCGTATATTTCCGGGAAATGTGATCCCATTTTCTTACCAACTTCATTCATGGCACAATATTTCATTGCATATTCCATGTCTTCACCAACTACCATATCTCTACCACACGCTTTTGCGTATTCTGCTGCGAGAACCATGGACCTTTCAAGTATGGGTTGAATAATATTAATAGCAGAGTCCTGGACCTGTTCAATTAAGTTTTCGGTTGCATCTTTTTCTCGTTGATTCATTATAAGTTAAACAGAGTTTTAGCTATTCCGTTTTCTACACGGAGTATATTATAACTTAGACCTAAAACTCTAAGTTCTCTATCAGCAACCCAATCTGGATGTAAAGAAAGTTTTAAAATTTGTTCTTTAATTAAACTAAAATTTCTTTGTCCTGTTGGATACCATCTTTCCGGTTCGAGTGCAAAACTATATGAATAATATCTTCTGAATAATTGTGTTCTTGAATGATGTATACCACTTTGTATTGCACGTAAGTTTATAACATTTCCGGTAACTTTATTTAAAATTGTAGAATCATCGAGTGTAAGTTCAATATTATCTATATTTTCGTAATTTGTATATGTATTATTAATGATTTGGTTTGGTGAATCATAATTAAAAGAACTTACGAAAAACCCATTAACAACTTTTCTTATACGTTGAATAACGAAAAAGAGTTCTTTTACTGGGTTTTTGAATTCGAGTTTATGTTTAAATACCGGTGTTGCATCACCTATAGAAACTTTTGGTATAATTGCATTACTTTCCTGTATTTGTGTAACGATATAATCTATTTTTTCACTTATTAACATCTGTTTTTCTTCTTCATCTAAAGAAACCATTTCTGTTGTTAATTTTAGACTCTTAATGAGTCCTTTGGGTGATAAACCTGTATAATACGATTCCTCATCTGCTGTATGTTTACCGTATATACAATCTTTTACATCTCTCAATTTAATAACAATTTCAATTTCCTGTCCTGTTATAGCACAAAGTGGTACAGCGAGTTCGGTATTATTATAAAAATAAAATGGAATATCAACAAAATACTTTTGACTAGATGTAGCAAAACCAAGATATCCTAATATATTATTATTTGAAACAGGTGTACCGGATAATTCTAAAGGTGGTTTACCGATAAGTTTATCTAAATTATGTTGTTTTGTTTGTGTTACATAATTATCGGAATAAATGGCTAAGAAATCACTAGGTATACGCTGAATAACCTGCCCACCTATCAGAAGTTCTGCATACTCAATCATTGCATGACCTATAGATTCAACGTATCCAAACCCATCGTACCCAGATGTTAAACTTTGATTTATAGCATTCAATTCAACTTTTAAACTTACGGTTTTAAGAAGATCACCTTGGTTTTGAGGGATAGTACATCGAATAGTGTTTCCAAATTCAATCTCACCATCAACGTCTAAATCGACAAAGAATGGTGCAAAGTTCGTATGTTTTTGAAAATTCTTTACGAAATATGTATATTCGGGATCGTCTGTGAAGAAAGCGTCCTGCGGACCAGATGTTTCTAATTGAACACGACCAGCCATTACTAGTATAACTCACTAAAATTTTAAACCCCCGAGACCGCTGCTTATACGTAAAACGTTATAGTTTACAGCGTATATGTAAACTTTATGTCCAAAACTCGCGTCTGGTGTATCGAGTTCGATATCTATCAAATTATGAGCTATTCTACTCATGTTAACTTGTCCAGTTGGATAATACGTTTCCGGTTTTGACGAGAAACTATATACACCAAAGTTATTATCCGTTGTTCCAGTGTAGTACTTTAATGGTTGTTCGTAACTGAGCATTAAATTATCAGCGTCTATGATTATGTTATTGTTAAATTTCATAGTAACGTGTTTTATTGGTTCATATTTATGCACGTCATTACTGATGGCTACAAAAAACATTTCTTTGACCGGATGTTTAAAATTAAGCATACCGGTTTTTTTAGATTCACCTGGTTTAAACTTAAACTGAGACATTTGGAGTTGGGTTATAACATATTCTATAGGGCGCGTAAGTATAAAATTCTTTTCATCATCGGTAATGAAAAAGAAATCAGTCACGAGCGAAACATTTTTGATAGATGAAGAAACATCTGAAGGTGGATCACTAATTAGGTTTCCACTTACCTGTTTTTGTATAGTGACATCCTTTAATTTTTTAAATTTTATATGTACTTCTACGAGTTGTTTTGTTAAAGCGCATACGGGTATAGCTAAACTCGGGTTTCTAAAGAAATAGAAAGGTAAAAATACATTATAATCCCAATCGTATGAAACAGCTATATAATTACTGTGTCCCGTTAAAAAGTAAAGTGATTGGTCAATATCATCTTTATTGCTATGTATTTGGTCGTACATGTAAATATAATCACCCGTTATTCTCTCTATGACTTGTCCACCAATAACGAGATCGGCGTATTCTATCATCTGTGCACCTATAGATTCTCTGTATCTTATATCGTAACCCGAATCTGCAGTACCAGTGGGTTGTGGTAAAGTAAACTTAAGCATCATACTTCGAATGAGATCCCCTTTATTATTTGGAATTCGACATTCTACCAATGC